GCTTTGAGGATATATTGTTATTGTGTTACCATATGTAGTCTCATTTGCACCTCCTAAAACATATGCAGGATATGTTACTGACGGAGAAGTTAGTGGACTAGCGTTCAAATAAAATATTTTGTTTTGTGAAACTCTTTCAATTTCTTTTATTGAGTTATAAGCTGTGTTCACTATTGCATAGTCTAAACCTGCTGCGTCAAAAAGATCATCTGTTAAAGTAAGTTCAGTATCACTTACTATTTCTGAAACAAAAGCAGTTTTTCCACTAACAAGATTACTTACCAAATTTCCAACCTGAACGGTTGTAGTAAATAAAGCATTGTTGTCAAGTAGTTTGTTGGTTGCAAAATTTGTGGTTTGTCCTGATGTTTGAAAAGTATTATAGTAATTAATTTTATTAATTAAATAATAATCTTCTGGTAAATCATAATTAGACAAACCTTTACTTAAAAGAGCTTTAGTGCTCGAAAAACTATCTACAACTTCTTCTATTCCTTTTACAATATCAGCATAGCCTGAACCTGATTGCCTGATGTTTTGTTTTACCAATTGTGAGTTATATTGATAAAAATAATCTTCAAATATATCTAGTTGTGCTTGTTTTGCGTATAAATTAAAATCATTTGGTGTTATATATCCAAAATTATTTTTATTGGCAATAGAAAGCACAGTGGCTCTGACTGTGTTTATAAGTGATGTCATCCTCTATTTTTCTTTGTACAAAGATAAGAAAAAAAAAGAGGCCTCATTTTTCGAGGCCTCTGTGACTAATCCAATTTAGATTCCAATATCCTTAATACTTCTAGTCCTTCATCACTTTGCAAAAATGATGCTAATATGAATAAAGGATCTTCGCCATAAGGAACAGTTAGTAGTTTGTTCTTGTTTCCTTTTAGATTATAATAAACATCCTTTTTGTTTTTCAAAACAAGTAAACCTTCACTGAAAAATTTAGCACATTTATTTTGAAGTGCTAATAAAGGATCGTTAATTGATTCCATAAATTCTTCTGGATATTTTTTCGCAAACATCCTAACATCTCTTTTTAATTCTGATGAAGTTAATTTATCAATGTTTAAACCAATAACAACTCTTGCTATAGTTTCAAGCATTTCAATATCTAAGTCTTTGGCTAAAAGTTGAGCGTCTAAAGCTAAATCTAAATCTACTACCTCTATTGCTGCGTCTTGCTCTTTATCAACCTCAACAAACTCTTGTCCGTTTCCAGGATGATATGCTAAAAACTCTTGTAATATTTGATTTTGTTTTGGAACTCTTAAGAATCCATCTTCAAAAACTATAGGCTCCAACAATACATTTCCGTCTTGCTCATCTTCAAAAATGCTTTTTTGATTTTTCGCATAACGCAAAGATCTATTGACACCTGTTTTCTCGTCAAAATATAAAAGTGATTTTCTTCTCGTGTTTCGAGATGGTATGGTATAGCTCAAGGGAGCTTTATCTTTGGTAAGTTTGTAGGTTTTATCTACAAATTGTAATTTCTTTTTTTTCATTTTATTTAATTTTAAATTTAATTAATATTTAAAGAATGAGGGCCACGCTCCATGTGTGGCCCCGTCATCCTTATATTCTATATCTTAATTAGTAAAGATAAAGAAGTTGTTTGCTCCTAGAGTACAAAGTGCTCTTTCAGATAAGAAGTGAACTTCCATAGCATCTAAGCTAGTAGTAGCCGCTCCACCTGCAGAACCTGTAATCCAAGTTTTATAGCGTCTGTCTTCAGTTTCTGAAGCTCTATATCTAACATGTAAGAAAGGTCTCTTAGCGTTTTTACCTAATACTTGATCGTAGACAGTTGTTGAGCCCGCAGGTACTAAAATACCGTTGATTGCTCCGCCAACAATGTCTCCTCTCATTGTAGGATCGTTAAGATATTTCCAATCAGATTTATAGAAATCATATCCTCTTCTGAATCCTGAGAATCCAAGATTTAACGCCATTTCTGCATCATTATCAAATAAACCATATGATGTTCCCGCAGGATTACCATATGAATTTTGAGACGCTAACATGTCGTCAATATCAAATCCAAACTCTCTGTTTACGAAAAGAACATTTTCTTCGATAGAACCTTGCTTGTCTAATCTTTGAATAATAGCATCAAAGTCAGCTAAAGTAGTAGGGTTACCACCACTCCAAACATTTCCTCTTTCTTCTACTACATAGAATAAACCTTCAGATCCTTTGTTACCTACACCACTAGCAATGCCTTCAGCGATTGCTGCAGCTCCTGAACCTACTTCAGCAGGTACGGCTTCAACCATTGCAGTTTCAAGATAATCTTCAAATCTTAATCTTGTTTCGTGCTCTGATTTAATATACCATAAAAATCCTGTTGCTCCGTTTTCAGTTGTAACTTCAATCCAACCAATCTGTGCCATATCAGAACCTGATACTGCATATTTATCTTTGATGATAATTGGTGAATTTTCAAAGATGAAGTCATTTGCTTCTAATTGTCCTTCCATTCCGATAGCTCCTTTTTGGAACTCAGAACCATAAATAAATAATGAACATTGTACACCTGCTGCCATTGCTTGACCTGCTGCTTCGTAATAAGCAACATCAATCTGTGCATTTGCTAAATCAACAGCGGTAACAATTGCCTTGTTACTGTTTGTTGATCCAATTGAACTGTCAGACAAAACAATAGTTTGTCCTACTCTAATTGAGATTTGAGATCCCGCAGGAACTAAAACATCATTAATAGTTAGAGTAGCAGTTCCAGCTGCTGCTGCAGCGCCTGATGTAACATCCACATACTTTGTATGTAATCTTCCTTGCTCTGCCCATTTAATAAGGTCAGAGTTAGAAGGCATTTCAGCTCCCACCATTCTTAGGAATGATGATACTGTACGATTACCATATCTTTCAAATTCTTTTTCATATGTATCTGGTAGATACTGATTCAAGAAGTCAAAATTGGTAATGTAGTTTGTTTGTAAAAGTACCTGTTCCGAACTTGGTTGCAAGTCAAACCCTGGTACTAAATCTACTTGTCCTGGCATAATTTTAACTTTTTAATTTTTAAACTTTTCTATTACTTCTAATTTTTAATCCTCTACCACTAGAACCTGAAACTTGTCTTGCCTTAAAACCACTAGCGCTTATTTGTTGTGGCGTTTGCCTCATATTCATGTTAATGTTTTTACTCTTCTTCGAAACATCATCAATAGCATCTGCCTTACCTTGCTCATAAAAATACTGAGCAAATTTTTGGGGATCCATAGCCGCACTTAGTGCAGTATGCCAACCCTTAGCGTCACTGATTAGACCATCGTCACCTACATATTTTGCAATAAAATTATTTAGGTCACTTTGTCTAGCCTTCATTTCTTGAGCGTCTCCATATGCGTATGATATTTTTTTATCTCCTACATTGAACTCAAAACCTTTGAACTCGGAATCAAAAACCTTATCAGTTTGCTTCAAAAAGTATTCATTCTTTTGTTGGGCACTCTCTCTAGCTGTTTTGGATTTTTTGAGAGCCTCTCTATATGCGTTTAATTCTTCTAAAGTTTTTTCATCAACAGCACTCCCACTTGACTCAAGAGGAACACTATAAGAGTTGCTGAACTCCTTTAGATATTTTTTCGCTTTTGATATCTCTCTTTTTTTAGCAATATCCTTTTTCTTTTTCACATCAGGTTCATCTAATTCTGAATCATATCCGAACTTATCGTTCATCAAGTAATCAATATCATCTGAATCCAAATCAGCTTCAGTTAAAGAATAATACTCCTTCAGTAGTTGGTCATCACTTAAATTTGAAAAATCTCTATTAGCTTTTACAAAGTCTTGAAAACCTCTACCTGTCTTTTCTTTGAAATCCAAATACTTAGACACTTCTTCTGGTAATTCCTGGTTTGATTCTTTTTCTTGAAACAAATCATCTACCGAAGAAATATCCTTGTCATATCTATTTTTAATAAAATTAAGAACATCTTCGTCTTTTATAGTTGGACTTTCAACTTCTGAGCTAGGCTCAGTATTTTGTTCTACAGCAGGCTCTTCAGCCTTAACCTCTTGTGTTGT